CCACCGCCGCCACCGCCACCGCCTGTGGGTGGTGTGTAGACGCCACGCACTCGACCGGCTGTGAGTTTGCGACCCGTAAAGGGTCGAATGCCAGGCATCAGATGCCTTGTGAAAGAACGTTCACCGAGCAGGTCGAAGCGGTGACGATGCCGTAGAGAACTTCACCACGATCAAGATCAATCGACAATGTCCCAGCCGCTGCCAGCGGAAAGCCTGTGGAGGTGGTGACGCCTGCAGCGCCGACGTAGACAGTGGCTGCGCCTGCGTTGTAAAGAGCGACGGTGAAGCGTGGGAGTTGATCGGTTTCTGCGACGGTCAGCAAGGTTGCTGAGGTGCCAACAGAAACGACTGCTGCTGAAACTGCCATTGGTGGTGCCTTTCAGTAAACGGGTGAGAAAAACTTGGTGAGGCTGACGCCTTCGTAGCGTCGGCACAGATAGTCGAGACTGACGAACATGGGGTCGTAGCTGCCGTCTTCGACCTGATGCTTGACGATGAGGCCGCGCCAGTGAGCGTTGCCCTGTGGGCCTTTGTAGTCCTCGTCGTGCAGGTAGCAAGCGCCAGCGATGAGGCCGTGATGGCTTCGACCGGCGACGAAACGAATGGCGTAGTCGAGGGTCTGTTGGTGACCCATTGTGAAGGTGTGGCCGATCTGCTTGAGTCGACCTGCCGCTGCGCCGCCCAGCGGGCGGCCACTCATCGGCTGGACATAAACGTGGCAGTAGCCGACACCATCAATGAACACTGGCTCGAGGTAGCGATGTACCTGCCAGCCGTGCGTTGCGTAGTTGAGATCGTCGGTGGAGATGAGGCCGTGCAACTTCGGGTCGTCATTGTTTGCCCGATTAATGCGGTCCTCATGGTTGCCGAGCGTGAGGTGCAGCTCGGGCTTGTAGAGCTTGTCCTTGATCTTGCGCTGGTGATCGTTGAAACGCCCAAGCGGTGCGCACAGAATGTCGAAGGCTTCGTTGGCCGCTTCGATGTCATCGGTGTATCGGCGACCCTCAAAGGATCGCTTGCCGACGTCGTAACTGGACAGGCTTGGCATGTCGGCGTGATCGCCGAGGTGCACCACGACGTCGGGCTTGCGCTCGATGATGTAGGCACCGATCCACTCGAGGTGGACTGTCGGCACTCCTGGCTTGGCTTGCGTGTCAGGAATGACTAGGTGCGTGCGCGTTGAATCAGACATGCAATCGCCCGTCTGTCGAGGGAAAGAACTACCAGCGCCGCTTGGCTTTGTGATGCACAAACTCGTGGCGTTGCAGATTGTCGGCCACGTCTTCGACCTTGTGGTCAATGTCTTTGACGGTGCTCATTACTTCGTCGAAGCGTTCGCTGCTCGATCGGAGATTGTGGTCGTGCTGGTCACGGTTTTCGGTGCGCAGCTTCATGATCTGCACGACGAGTGTGGTGATTGCACCGAGCACAAGGGAGATGCCGGTGAGGATTGCGACCCATTCAGCGGCGCCGAAGCCGGGACTGTCGCTGACGGTCGTTGAGACCTGCGCAAGCATGGCGTTACTTTGTCGTTGGGATTGCGTCGACGAATGCTTGTTCTGCAACCCACACGGTCTGGTTTTCCCACACGGTCGTGGTTGAGCCTGGTGGGATTAGCAGCTGTCCGCCTGATTGGCCGATGACCCATGCGACGTTGGCAAGTTGACCGGCAGGTATCGCCCATTTCCAGCCAAGGCCAGCGTCGGTCAGGTAGATCTCGCCCTTCTTGTCTCCTCGGAGCAGGTAGCGCTTCATGTCTTCGTCCTCTAATCGGTTGGGAGGGGTGGGCGTGGGTTGCGTTGAGTATTCGGGGCGTGCGAGTTCAGCAATGCCGCCACCGTTGAATGAGTGCCAGGCACGGGTGACGTGTCCGCCCCAGTTGCCGTTGATAGCGGTGACGCCGTTGCCGTCAACGCTTTCGACCATTGCGATGTGGTCATAGGAGTTCTGGCCGGTGCCGTCCCACTCAAAGGCGATGAGGTCGCCTGGTTGAGCCGAACGGATGTCGTAGGTGTTGCGGCCGAGATCTCGATAGTGATCGAAGATTGCTGACACCCACGCATAGTGCGTGTCGATGCCAGCGTGAGTGAGCACCCACGACTGATAGACACAGCACCAGGCGGAGCCGTAAGCGATCGGATACCAGTCCCAATACTGGTTTGGAAGGTTTCCGAGCTGCGAGCGACTCAGGTCTAGGACTTCGTCGACGGTAGGCATTAGGCCGGTGCGCCTGACGGGCCGATGTCTTCGACGCCGATAAAGATCGGGATCGTTGCACTAGCGCCGTACTGGTGATTGGTGCCAACGACTGCTGCCGAGTAAAGGTTGCATGCCAGAGAGGCGTTGGTTGCTGTGGCTGTGTAGTAGGCCACGACGGTTGCACCGTTTTCGCCTGAGGTGGTTTGTGAAGCAAAGACGCGCTGACCGCTGACGACTGTGCCGCCGACAGTGAGCTGCACTTCGGCAGTGTTGAGCGCTGCGCTTGAGAAGTAGTAGGGCACAAAGCCGGTGATTCGGTAGCGGCGACGGTTAATGACGCTGAGCGTGTTGCCGACCAAGATGTTGGTGTTGTTGCCGCTTGTCACAGTCGTCGTCGTTTGCGTGTATTGAACAAAGCCCCAGGGCATGTTCCAAGGCATTCTCCACTGACCGGCAGAGTTGTAAACCTCGACGCCTTCGGTGGCTGTGTTGGTGGTGAGCGTTGACACCATGCCTGCAATGGGGGCGGTGATTGCTGCTGTGCGAGCAGCTGTGCTGCCAAACGGCGAGACCGCTTGGTCTCGTACGTTGGCGTTTGCCCAGGAGCTTGTGATGTTGGTGCCGCTGACGATTGTCGTGTACGCCATCTGTGTCTCCTAGGACGGTGCGCCGAATGGACCGATGTCCTCGACGATGAGTTGCGTGGTTGCGTTGCCACCAAACACGCTGAGCGTGCCTGAGGCTGCGGTGGCGGTGACATCGAATGCAGCGGTTGATGTCGACGCTGCTCTGTAGATAGCGCTAACAGTGAGTGCCTGATCGAGCGTTGTTGAAGTGTTGAACGCTGGAGCGGCCCAGAACGTTGTGCCGTTGAATCGCAGATTGAAGATGTTCTGCACGCCAGCGGTTGAGTTGTAGAAACGGCAACTGAATGTGCAGCGGTAGTAACGGTTGGCGAGGGTTGCTACTGAGCCGGTGATGTTGGTGATGGTTGCGGCGGTGGTGAAAGTTCGTGTGCTGGTGTCGGTGGCGTAGAGCTGCACGCCCCAGGGTGAGTTCCAGCCTGAGCCTTTGCGCCAGGTGGAACCGTTGTAGATGTAGAGGCCTTCGCTGGCATCGCCGCTGCCGATGTAGGCAACCATGCCTTCAACGGGTGCGGTGATCGCTGCGTCTCGAGCGGTAGTTGTGGCAAACGTGGTGATGACCTGGTCGCGCACGTTTGCGTTCGCCCAAGCTGCGGTCGCATAGGTTCCGGCGACAATGGTTGTGTAAGGCATCAGATGTCCTCTGCTGGGATCGGATCTTCGGCAAGTTGAATGACGCCGACGTAGTCACGCTGAATGCCGAGAACCATCAGCGCCTTGGCCACAGCACTGGCAACCATTTCGCCAGTGATGCCAGCGTCGGTTGCGTTGGCTTCCCAGCCTGCGTTCAGGTAGCTCGACACATCAGTTGCGTCAGTGCCGAACTGCGCACACCAGCGAAACCCTGCAGGAATCGTCGGATGCTTGTCGGTGTCGATTGGGTGAACGATGACGGCAATTACCATGACCAGACTCCTGAGTCCCAAAGCATCTCGTCCCAAGGTGTAGTGATCGCGCGCAGCACCGTTGCCGATGTGAACTCAAAACTTGTCGACCAGTTGTCTGGAGTGATGTTGTGGTTGATGCGTTGAATGAGGCAGTAGCGCACAAGACTCGTCGGCAGCGATGTGCCAAGGCGACGGTCCATGACGATCTTGCAACCAGATCGAAGCTGACAGAAGCTAAACAGCATGTCCCACTGAGTCAGCGGTGCCTTGATCGCAAGATCGGTCTCTCCACGAGGCAGAACTGTCAGCGACTCCACACGGAACTCTGGAGTCTTTGACAGAGCCAAGTCTTTGGTGGCCACTGTGAGAACGTCGGCATCAGAAGTGCAAAGCAGATCAGAGCGCGACACCTGACGATCTCCATAGAGGGATCTAGATTGCTCGTCAAGGATTGTTTGCGTTGCTCCACCCACTGCCGAGTAGGCGTACATGTTCTTAGTGAGCGAGCCGTCGTAGGCGTAGGTGATGTCCGAATAGCCGTACTGCGCCGAGCTGCTGGCAGTGTCTTTGACGGTGGTGAAGACGTTGCCCTCAAAGGTGTTGGCTGCTCGATTGCGCAGTGAATAGATGCCGTCGAAGTAGCAGGCCCCATCGGGACCGAACCACAGAGCGCCGCCTTCAGAGTCAGCGACAAGCTGCAGCTCGTTCATGGCGTTTCCCTCAAGCGTTGTCGCTTGCAAAGGGTTAGTGCCTTGAGACAAGTATTGATTGCCGGTGAAGCCGACCGACGACAGGATGCGTGTGATGCGCGAGTTGGCATACTCGCCAGCGCCGGAGGCGGTCTGTGCGTACCTGGTGAAGTCGCCGATGCGAGCCTCGACGCCGATTAGCGAGACCTCGACTGTGGCGTCTCCGCCCATGTCGGGGTAGTGCTCATTCCATGCCTGCACATAGCCGGTGAAGAGTGTTACGTCTTGGAAGCCGGTGTTGGCTCGGATGCGAGCGGGGCGCAGTGGGCCGATGCCTGAGTAGGCACCGACTCGATAGGGCGACGAGGTGTTTAGCGGTGAGAAGCGGCCGTCGGTGTTGTCCAGCAAGATTGTTGCGGTTGAGGTGTTGTACTTGTTGGTGTCACGACTGAAGCCGTGATCGGTTGACAAGCCTCGCACCCATTGAGTGATGTCGGTGTAGACCGCTGCGTTTGATGACCAGATTGCGTTTCCGTCATCCCAGCTCGCTGTATCCCAGAGGGTGCGGAGCGTGGGCGCATTGGAGGTGCCGATTTCGCCGACTGCTTCTGAGAAGTCGACCTCGACATAAAGGGTCATCTGTGAGCCGCTGGCGTTTGCCCATCCTGTGACGCCCATCAGTTTCTCCAGGAAGTGCCGTTGGTCTTTTCGTACCGTTTAATTGCGTTTACAACTTCGGAACCGTTAGAGCCAGGAGGCATGTTCACTGTGACATTCATGACCGACGTTCCGCCGCTTGAGTTGCCGTTGAGGAGAGCTGCTTGCTGACGTTGAGTGAGCACCATTTCTCCTGCCTGCAACATCGCTGGAACCTCGGCTCCAGTCATGCCGCCAACAATGCCACCGGAATGGAATCGAGGAATCGGATTATCGGGAAGGTCAATCGTTGGACCCCACCCGAAATCAATTTTGTCGGGAATGATGTTGTTAATTAGATCAGCGACTGTGTTCCAAGCGTTTTTAAATCCTTGTCCGATTGACTCGGCAATTCCTGATCCGATGCCACCGATCATGCTGGGAATGCTCAGGAACCAGTCAATGACAGTTTGAATGCCACCCTTGATTGATTCAAAGATTCCGTCGATGAAATGCCATGCGTCGCCGATGATGCTGACGATTCCGTTCCAAACGTTTTGAACGATGTCCCATAGGAACTGGTAGTAGTTGTAAAGCATTTCGATGCCAGTGACGATTGCGTCCCAGATGACCTGTATGACGGTCCATGCGCCTTGGATAACGGCGACGATGGCAGACCAGACATTCTGCGCAATGTCTGAAAGCACCTGCATTGCGTTCCAAATGAACTCGACAGCAGCAATGAGTGCGTTCCAGATGACTTGGATGACATCCCATGCAACTTTGACGGCTGTTTGAAGGCCTTCCCAAATGGTTTTCCAGTTGGCCCACAGGAACTTGGCAACAGCGATAACGGCGAAGAGCGGAATGAGGAAAGGGCCGCCGAGGATCGCAATGATTGCTGCGATAGCAGGATGGTTCTTGATCCAATTCCAAACCTGGTTCCAATGAGTCCACAAGTACACGACGGCTGCAATAGCAACACCAATGACCGCAGCAATGGCGATGACTGGCGCAGCTGCTGCAATTGTCGCTGCCACAGCCGAAGCCATAGCGATGGCATAGGAAACCAACGCTGCGACAGCAATCACACCAATCACGATCGCGGCTGCTTTGACGACCAGCATGTGCTCACCAAGCCATTGAGTCAGCACCTGCACGTACGGAATAACTTTTGAAATTGCGTCTCCAACTGCGTTGAACAGTTTTGTGGCAATGGGCTCAAGGGCCAGCATTGCTTTGTTCTTGAGCAGCGTAAACTTTTCGCCGAAATCCATCGTGTCGGCACTGGCCTGCATGATGGTGTCAGATCCCCCGTTAATGCTGGCAAGCATGTCGTCGTAGGACAGTTTGCCTTCACGAATCATCTGAGCGACTTTGACGCCGCCCTTAGCACCGAAGACCTCGAGGGCTGCCTGAGATGCAGCAATGTCCGAAGGTGCGTTTTTGATTGAGTTGAACGTGTCAGAGAAGACGTCTCCTGCTGACTTTCCTTCCTTGGCGGCTGATGCGAGAGCCTTGTTGAGTGCGGGCATCATTGAGTTGACATCAATGCCTGCTTTACCCATCGTTGCAATGAGAGCTGCAGACTGATTGAAGTCAAAGCCCATCGCGCGAAGTTGAACGCCAGTGTCAGCCATTGAAGCAGACAACTGGCCGACGCCGATGCCGGATTTCTGTGAAGCACGAAACAGGAAGTCCAACGAAGCGGACTGTTGGTCAGCGCCGACGGAGAAGTTCTGCATGACCTTCGCCACCGAGTCAAGGTTTGCACCGAGATCAGTATGGGTGATGCGTGAGAGTTCAAGAACTTGCTTTGACAAGTCCTGCAGCTGAGGTCCGGCAAGACCGAGCTTTGTAGCGAAAGTTGCTACGGCTGTTCCGGCGTCACCAAATGACGTTGGGACAGTGTCAACAATTGCGCGCACGTCGCCTTTGAAAGCGTCAAGGGCTGCGCCAGTAGCACCGGTTTTGACACGAATATTGTCGTAGGCTTCATCAATTGATGCGCCCATTGCGAAGAGCGCGCCACCGGCAGCGACTCCGGCGGCGATGATTCCTGCACCCATCAGCTTTGAAGTGCTGAGCAGCGAATCCATGCCGCTCGAGACAGATCCCTGCAGCTTCTCAAGTTCAGCTTGCGCTTTGTTGAGTCCTGAAGCGTCGAAGCTGGACAGGACTGAAAGATTGACAGCCATAGTTACCCTCAGTCACCAGCAGCCAGGAGGCGCTGCAATTCGCCTTCGTACTTTCGGACAACATCGACGATTGATCGTGTGATGTTGTTTTCGCCGCCCTTTGAATCCCAGGCACGCCAGATAAGTCGCGAGGGTGCTCCGTTGTGCATGGTGAGGGCTTTAATGAACATTTGTCCGGCTACGCCTTTGCCGGAAGATCGACGGCCAGCGACCTCAAGGATCGTGCCAGCGCCGGAAGTGTTTGAAATCTTCCATGCTGATTGTTCGGCTGAGCCTTTGGCTCGCCGACCGCCTTGAAGAACTTTGATCCCTTTGCGGATGGCTGTCGGGTCGTAACCGATTCGGCTTGACCATTCGCCTTCGCCACCGGTAGTCCAGTTGCGCAACGGCTGATTTTGGACGTATCCGCGCGCTTGTTCAGCAACGGGTGTGAGGACCGCTCGAATCTCTGCGTCCATTGCTTTACGCATAGACGCGTCAGCGTTCTTCAATTCTTTTTTGAACTGGTTGAAACCGTAAACAGCGACGCGGAGAAGAACGCCATCAGACTCGAACGCAACTTCACTCGATGCCAATGTCATTCCTCTCCGCGATCACGGTTCTGTTCTTGGAGAACTGCGACCATTGCCCAAAACATTTCGGGCTCTAGTTCCAGCAGTTCGTTCGGTGAGATGTAAGTCGCGACGGCTACCCGTGCGACTAACAACGTCAGGGAGTCTCTAAAGGGAGCGGGACTTCCTCACCGGTGTCGATTGCGTCGACACTGTCAAGCCACTCTTCAAAGGGCTTGACGACTTTGCCTGCCTGAGTGGTGGCCTTCCACGCGGTCCAGCAGAGAGCCTCAAAAGAGGCGTTCTCTCCGAACAGCTGCGACATTGGTTTGCCGAAATTACGTTCGGCGGAAACGATGACCTTCGGAGTCACATTGACTTCGTAGGGCGCTTCACCAGCGAGGGAGATGCGCAGACGCATGATGGCCGCCATTAGACAGTGGCCTTCGTGATGGTTCCGTCTACGGGAAATGACACGCTGTTCATCGCAAGATCGCCGACCTTGGCATCGATAATGCTGTGTTCCTTGATCAGTACGTTGAACGTGTACGAAGGATTGCTGGTCGACACGGTTGTGCCTGCAGGCTTCACGACCACAGCGACTGTGCTGCCGATCAGCGGATAGAGCGTGGCCTCGACGGCGCTGGCGCTGAAGTCCTGAAAGAAGTCAAACGATGCGCTTGAGTCTTTCAGGCCGCCGACGCGACGCTTGCCGGTGTTGCCAAAGCTCGTGGTCTCAAGTTCAGCAACTGAAGTCTTGAGAGTGACCTTTTGAATGTACGTTGACAGATCAATTGCGTTGATTGTCACTGATGCGTTGGTAATGACCTGTGCCATGATCAGTCCTCCTGATTGGTGGCGGATACGGCCTTGCGGGCCTTGTCTGGGGAGATGTGGCCGCCCTCAATGAGAGCGTCCACGTAGTAACCCTCGAGGTCTTCGTCAGTGACGGACTCTCCGGGCTCGCGGCCGCACACAGTGTGCAAACCAACGATCTTGTATGAAGTCATTTGCGCTCCTTAGGCGTAAACGGCAACGTTGAATTCGGCGAGCAAATACGCTGCGTCACCGATAGACAACGGACGAATAGAAACCATGTCGTTGACAATCAACGACTGTGCAGCTCCACCAAGTTTCGGGTCGGACTCGATCGCAGCTCGCACTGACTGTGCGCCGCTGTAATCCATCCAAGCGTCAAGGTTGAGTTGCGAAGAACGATCGCCCATGCGACCAGACACCATCGACACGACGTACTGCCATTCGGACAGTCCGCCCTGCATCGCCTGGTGATAAGTCACCGACTGGATCTGGATAACAGCCATTGGAGGCTGTACGCCTTCGGGAATGTGGTCGGCGACTCGCAAACCGGGAATGGTTGCAAGGTTCGTTGACAGGCCCTGAAGGATTGAGGTTGCTGTGCCGCCCATTATGCGAGAGAGATCAGCGTGTACGGGGCGAGCATTCGGGCAACGTCAGGGTCGATGGGGCGAACACTGATTGCACCAAGATCTCCGAAGCCAGCAACACCCAACAGCGAATCGCCACGCTTGACAAGTCGACCGGCCATGAGGATGCACGCTGAGCGCACCGGCTGAGGCACGATCGGCCAGCCCCACTTCGCTGTCACCTGAATTGGGGCGATTGCGTTTCGAGTTGGGAACGCTCCCTGGCCTGTTGCCTGAATGCGTGTGATCGGCAGGTTCTTTGCTGTGGCGTTCAATGGCAGTGCCTGCCAGTCACTCGCATTGAGTGTCGTGGCGTAGGTGCCGTCACCGGTCGAATCAAGTTTCACGACAAGACCAGTGGTGGTTGAAATGTCGTCAACCATCACATAGGAGCCCGAGTAGCAAGTGAACACTCGAGTCGACGTTGTCGAATCCACATAGAAGCGACGGTCGCAGTAGTCGTCAATGGAGCGTGATGCTTCGTCGATACGTTCTGAGAGCATCGTGTCGTCGACGGTGTCGGAGATGCGTAGGACCGCTTTGAGTTCGGCGAGGGTGCAGTAGCCATTTGTGATGGTCACGGTCGCCTCCAGGCGATTAGGGCAGCTCTAAAGCACCGAGGATCGGTTGCCAGTAATTGGTGAAAACGGTGTTGTGGTCGTACGACTCAGCAGCTCGACGAGTCGCGACCTTGCGAGCGCTTGCCGTGAGGTAGGCACTTTCGAGTTGCTCAAGGATTGAGTTGACTTGAGGAGCACCCCACCAAGTCCCCTGGGCTTCGTCCCACTCGCGCTGCACTTCGGCCAGATAGCCAAAGGGTGCAAGTTCGGGTTGAGCCGTGAAATCGGAGACAATCGAAGGGATGCCACAAGCAGCTGCTTCGAGTACGGGGACTCCGAAACCTTCACCACGTGAGCAGAGAAGGTTGACGTCGAAAGCGTTGTAGATTGCCGCTAGGACGCTGTGGTCAAGTCCGGCGTAGTAACTCCACCCGTCAACCCATGCGATGCGGTCTGCGGGCATTGAGCAGGCTTCTGCGAGACGTGGGAGATCTAGTCCCCCACCAGCACCCGTCTTGTCGGTGTGCAGATACACGATGACGTCGGTGTGGGTTTGCATGAACTTTCCAAGGGCTTGGAATTGTTCAGCAAACGATTTGCGTGACGGTGTGTGGCCTTTGTTGGCGGCGACCATTCCGACGACGAAAGCGTCTTCGGGTAGGCCGAGCAGGTCACGACCAGTGGCGCCGTCAAGGGTTGCGCCTGAGGTGAAGATTGAGGTGTCGACGCTGTGTGGTGCGTAGAAGTGATGCACGTCGTGTGCGTCGAGTTGTGCTGAGCCGAATCGGCTCATGGCGATTGGTGTGACGTTCAGGCGTGCGCACCAGTCAAGAATCGATTGCTGGATTGGGTCGTGGTCGATCGGAATCCAAGAGGCAATCTGTTTAATATTTGTGAGTGACACGGGCTCATAAACCCAAACGTCAAACAGGGTCAGCAGGGTTGTTGGTCCGTGCTTTGATTCGGTGTAGGCGTGATGGGCGGAGATGACGTCACGAGAGAACTGGTCGAAGCCGCAAGGAAGAACCTCAAGTCCTTCCCATTCAGACATCATGCCTTGCAGGCCGTAGTTCGATGACATGGTGACAGTGCGACCGAAGGTTGCGATCTGTCGTGCCAGTTCACCAATCTGTGTTCCGTATCCTGTGTTGGCCCACGGTGCGTTGGAGTGAAGCAGCCAGGAGCTCACAGGCCTTCACCCCTGAAAGGGTTGAAGATGATTGACAGTGCGATCAGTGGCAGCGCCCATGTGGGCAGCAGGTGGACACAGACGAGGGCGAGAACTGGTGCTGCCCATTGGTAGAGGCGCACCGAGTCGGTTGCGATTAGCAGCTGGCCATAACCAGCAGCGAGGGCGACGATTAGTTGTGTGGTGAGTCCTGCGACCGAAGCGATCAAACCTGCCCAGGGGGCGACCATGATCTGCCACGACGACCACTGGCCGACATGAAACGTCTGTGATGCTTTGAACGGGTGTTGCAGAATCCAAGCGTTCTGAGCGTCAAGGACGTCGTCACCTTGGCGTTGCAATGCTCGAGCAACCACAGTGATCAGGCCGACAAGCAGCAAAGGGTTCCAGGCGTAGATTGCTGCCCAGATCGGTGCGGTCTCACGAATGGTGCCGCTCAGCACTGCGAGAGCGATTGCTGCAGGCCAGCAGTGCGGAAACACGACAGCAGATGCAAGAGCAGTTGCCATTGCCGGAGCATCAACGAGAACGGGGTGTCGCCAGTTGAACGTGATACCAGGCAGAGCGCAGACAGCCATCATCCACACAGAGTGTGTGTAAAGGCCGCACAGAATGCCGATGGCGAGCACCGAGATTCGTGTGCAGTATTCCCATCTGCGTTGGTTATCGCCGAGAACAGTCGGCAATAGCCATCGAAGATGGAAGGGGCGAGCGACTCGACGGTTCGCTGCTGCGAGGTACCTCGCTCCGTCAGGCGTCAACATGGGGCTTGCGGGATGCGAGGAGGATTTCAAACATCGCTTCAGTCAGCGCATAGGAGATGCCCTTGTGATGCGGAACATGAATGCCAGTGTGCACAGCGATCTTGAAACCGGCTGCTCGAGCGCGCTCACAGAACACGACATCTTCACTGACCCACATGCTGACTTTCGGTTCGTAGTATTCGCCGAACCAGGAGAAGTCACCCTCTCCGATCATTTCTTGAATCCTTAGCAGCACGCTGCGATGGATGAGAAGAAATGCACAGCCTGTTGCGTCACAGTCCACGAGCTGATTGCGGGGGTAGTCCCACATCGGCTGATAGCCGCCCTGGGGTTGTGTGTTGAAGATCGTTGGAAACAAGGTTGTGAACGGACCAACCATGCCGTCTTGACCAAAGCACAAGCCACCCACGATGGGGTGTTTTTTGCGGTCAGCGGTTTTCATAAGCAGGTCGAAACCGTCGACAGTGAAGCTCATGTCTGAGTCAACGAACAGAAGCCACTCGTCGCCGCCAGTGAGGAACTGCTGGACGGCTTGGTTGCGGCCACGAACGATGCCGCCACCACTGCGAACGTCGATTCGTCCGCCAATGATTTCTGGGCGAAGTCGGAACAGGTCGCAGATTGAGTTGTGAAAATCGGATGACACCACGTTGGGTGACAGCCAAGCGACACAAACTTGTCCGTTGTAATTCATTGTGAGTCCTGATCTTTGCGAGGGATGCGAGGATGCAGTGCTGGCCAGCGTCCCTCGCGAACATTGGCCAGCACTGCGATTTGTCAGCTAGTGACCGCTAGATCAGTAGCCAGACGGGGCAGCGAAACCGGTGCCGGAGCAGACCGCAAGTGCGGTGCTGTAACGACGTGAGGTGAACGCTGAGTAGTTGTAAACCTGCAGACGGGCCTGAAGCGTGTTTGCGTCAGTCTCGAACAGGACACGAGTACGTGCCGGACCTTCGAACAACGCAAGGTCGCTGAAGCGGCCGACGATGACTCGGGTCTGGGACGTGCTGTAGGTGTTGCCGATGTTCGGGTCGAGGTACACGTTGACGCCAGCGATGGTGCCAACAAGTGATTCGGCCTGAGTGTCGGACATGACGCCAGCGGCGTTGTACGGAGCGCCACCAGTGGGCACAACGAACGGACGGCCGTTGCTGTCAACCTGGCTGACAAGCCAGTACCACATCGAGGGGTTCATCACGACTGAGTCAGCCGGGAGGAAGCGGTTCTTCGCAACGTTGGAGATGCCCTGAGCGATGGCGGCGTAGACGCCAGCAGCGGTCGGGGTCGTCGCCGTGTAGGTGACCGACGTGACTGCGGTGTTGGTGAGGATGCCTTCATGGGCACCGCTGGAACCGGCACCGGAAATGACAGCCGAACCGATCGCCTGGGCGTGAGCCGCAATGAGGTCAGCGAACACAACCTGATCAAAGTTGATTGGGCTCTGCTCGAGGAGCTGAAGCGCAAACACTTGCTGACCGGCGTAGGTGTTGACCGGTGCGGTCACAACCGTGGTGGTCATGTCAGTGTTTGATGCGGCAGCGTTGTCAACCTGAGCAGCGACAGAAGCGCCACCCGAAATCTTCGGAAGGTTGATTGAGTCGGTACCGGCTGGAAGCTCGAACTTCGAGGCAAGATCGGCGGTCACACGACCGGCGCGAGCGAGCTTGATGTACGAGTTCATGAGCCAGATCGGAGGCACGAAGTCTCCGCCTTGACCATCGGTGCGGCTCATGTTGGTGCGCTGTTCCACAACCATTTCTTCAGCGTGACGCTGAAGACGTGAGCGTGCTTCTGAATCGAAACGACCAGGTGCCTGAGAGAGGGCAAGATCCTTGAAGTAGGAGTGCTCGCCGTTCTGACGGTAGGTCAGTTCGTTGGACTTGACCGAAACACGAGCTTCGGTTGCATCGGCTTCGCCGAGGTGCGCGGCTTCTGCGCGCGCTTCTTGATCTGCAGCCACGACGGACTCCATTTCTGTGATGCGAGCACGAAGCTCGACGGTTTCTTCGTCGATGCCCGCGATGACTCCACGGATTTCGGCGAACTGTGTGGTCTCAAGCTCGTTGAGCTCTGAGCGTTCTTCTGAAGCAGGCACGGCGAGAAGAGCTTCAAGCTCGTCAGCCTTTGCAGCCCGCTCATCAAGACGTGTGCGCAACTGAGCGCGCAGCTTGTCAAGAAACTCCATGAGAGTTTCCTTTCGTTAGATGATTAGGGGCCCAGGTGCGGAACGGGTGACGACAAGGTGCCAAGGGCTACTTGGCGGCGTTGTCGACGGCGCGTTAGCGGCGTGGGGTTTGTTTATTTCCGCTAGGCGGCGTTGGTGCGGACGACAGCCAGTTCGGCTTGTGCGTCTGCAAGCGACAGCGAGTACATCATCATGTCGTCGTCTTCGGACATCATTTCTGACATACCAGCGTCTTCGCAGTCGTCGACTTCTTCCCACCAGTCAAGTGCGCAGAGCACGTTGACTAGGGCTCGAAGTGACTTTGCAGCTGGCGATCCTGCTTCCATTTCGGCTGCTTCGCCAGCGATGAGCTGTGCGAGCAGGACTCGGATCTGGGAGACAAGATCGTCTTCGACTGCTTCGTCTGCAGCGTTGAGTACTCGCTGCTCAGATTTGGTGTTGGCGGCATTCATTTGAGCCACAGTGGCCTCCGATGCTGGATAGGTGACGAGGGAGGCATCGAACAGCTGCACCTCTTTGATTCGTCGTTCGGTGTAGTCCTCGTTCCACGCTTGGCGTGTGACTCGGAAAGCGAAACTCATTTGGTCGACATCTCCACGCAGGACCGCTGAACGCACCGACTGTGCGTAGGGCGACTGTGGGTCGAGGTCTGCGTTGACCATCATTCCCATGTCGTCAGAGATGAGACGCATGGTGCCGGACGCTGTGCGTGCCAGAGCGATGCCGCCGTGATCGTAGAGAAGCCGTACGTCTGCGCCGTCTTTGATGGACTTTGCAGTTGCGCCACGCTCGACGATTTCCATCCAGCCGCCAGCCTCAGGTCCGCCAGCGATCGGATAGGCCACGTCGTAAACGGTGGCGTAGCCGCGCAGGTTGAACTCTGATTCGGTGGGGGCAGTGATCGTCGGGGCTGAGTCAACGACTCGGACTTCGACGCCGACCTTGCCACGCTTGGTGGTGCGTTCGTCGGTGATCTTCTTGCGTTGTTCGTCGGTGAGACGTTCAAGAACTTCTTCAGGCAGTGAGTCAGGTGACATGCCGGAACTCCTATTTAGAGGGTTTGTTCGATGTCGTCGGTGGCGATCGCGTCGTTCGGGGAGTCGGCTGCTTGAGTCTTTGCAGTGTCGATTGAGAACGGAGGCCACAGATAACGATCGCCTTGACCATCAGCCAACGGAGGCAGATTGTCTTCGGCACGGATCTCGTCAACGCTGCGAGTGCCAGCGCGAAGGCGTTGCACTTGAATCTTGGTGCGAGTATCTGCGTCAGTGCGCAGAAGATCTTCGGTATTGGCTCGAACGTTGACGTTTGTGCGCAGCAGCTGCGAAAGCGCAAACTCAAGTCGACTGATCCAGACCCGCCCGGAGAGTTGATAAAGCATTTGCATGCGTGTCTCAACGTTGGAATAGGTCATTGATCCGCCCGAGTCGCCGCCAATCATCTCTGGTGGGATACCAAAGAGGCGCGCGATTTGGGTCACGTTGAACTTCATTGCGTCCAGAAACTGTGACTCAGACGGTGAAACCTGCACAGATTTGTACGAGATCCCGGAGCCAAGTACGGCGGTGCCACGATTGCCTTGGATTGTTTCGTTCCAACGCTGCTTCGCCTGAGCTGCTTGCTCAGAGGTCAGTGTCTGATCGGTGTGCAGAATGCCTGAGGGAATGGCGGAGTCGCCGAACCACTGTGCACCGAATGATTCTGTGGCAAGGCCAAGTCCTACTGACTGTCGGCCGTAGTCGATCGGGCTGAGACCGACCGGGCTACCAGGAACAAGGTAGGCAGGGACGTGCCAAAGGTCGCCGCCTGCCTGCCAAAGATCTTTACGCTCACCGAGCACACGGAACTCAAACGGGCCCATAGGGCCGAGGCGCACAACGCTGACGTAGTCAGGGTGAATCATTTGAATCTGTGTGGGTTCGCCGAACGCACCGGTCTTTTTGATGAGGCCGTAAGCGTTGCCACGAAGCAACAGTGAACGCATCACCTGCGCGCGCCAATCGGCAGCGCTCAGCGATGGCTCATTTGAAGGATTGATCAGGAGCGGGTGATCTGGAAGACGACGCTCAACACCTTCGCTATCACGCTTGTACGAATGCCAAGGCAGAGGAGCGACAATGTCGGTGAGGAGATTGACGCACGACCACACAGCCGCCAAACGCATGGCCGTGTCGGTGTTGACTGTTTTGCCGGACTCTGTCGGATAGTAAAAGCCGGGAGGCGGAATCGCAGCGTCCGACACATACACGCCGGTGCCGCTACTGCGACGCTCGACGAATCGAGAAAAGATGCTCATTCGGTGTCCTCAACGCCCAACGCATAACCGACAACCACAGTGCACAATCCGGCGACAATGATCGCAGCAGGGATTGACAGAACAGCGGTACCGGCAACAACGGCGGCCATGCCGACGAGCTCAATCAACGTTGAGATGATTTGAGAGCGTCGCAGCATCGTCGCCTCCAGGCGGAACTAGAAGATTTGCGTGGACACATCGACGACGGATTGGCCGATGTTGAAAGCGTGCAAAGCGATCGTCGCCGCTACCAGCGGAGAAACGTCGACGCTGATGTCACGACGATGCCAAGCCCAAGCGCCACCCACAGGACGACGCTTCGCACCGGCAACAGCCCCATTCAACGGGGCCTGATTGATGTGACGCAGATCTCCCTGAGTCACAAGGTCAAAGAACTTTCCGCAACCAGTCACAAGATCTCGTGCGTTGATCTCAACAACACGAATGCCAAGGTTGCGCAGGTCAGGAATCAACGCTCCAGCAGCCGACACAGGATCAACGACAAGTGTCGGATAGCGGCGCGCGCGATCTTCCGTGCCGAACCAATCGAAGATCCATGAGGTGCCAACGCGGCATCCGATGACTTCAACGTGCATTTTGCCGTCGCCACGTTGACCGGCAGCGCTGATGCTCGAGGAGCCACGATCAGGAGTGACGTCTAACGCCAACACAGGATCGCCGACGATGCGAGACGACGGATCGGCACATGCTGTCCAGGCGTCTTCGCTGATGATCTGCCACGGAGCAGTTGCTGTGCGGTCCTGGCGTTGATTCAAATACGCACGCCGGAACTCCGGTTCACGCATTGATTCAAAGTCTGAGCGGATCGCCTCAACAGGCACCGTGATACCGAGTGCAGGCATGCAAGCCGCCCAAGTATCAGGATCGGTGATGTCGGCGGTTTCAGGTGCCGACCATTCAAAGAACGCAACAGCCGAGGTAGCGCCAGAGGCAGCTCGTTCTCGTCCGTCGTCAATCTTTTCGTTCAAATACAGAGAATCGTTGGTGCCTGCAGTGGACACAATCCACAGTTGAGGCTGTGGTCGAGTCACCATTGCAGGCTTCATGGCCTGCTCGAGACGGTCATCCGACAAAGCAAACGCTTCGTCGATGACACCCAAATCGAGCTGAGCACCGTGGCCGGCAGTTTCAGTGGTAGCCAGCAGCGACCAAAGCGACCCATTAGGCCAGCGAATCGCTTCAGAACCGTTTGTTTTCCGCACTTTTATGACATCGGAAAACAACGAACGCTCAAGTGCGGGGACGTGTTCGTCCTCCCACTTCTGTCGAGCATCCTTACCAGTCTGCGCTGTATAGGACACACGCTGACGATCGCCCATAGCCATGCAGCGATGAGTCATAGCCGCAAGCATCAGAGTTGTTTTGCCCGACTGGCGAGGAACAGTCAATCGAACCTCACGATAAGCGAGGCGCAACACAACCTCGCCAGTCTCAAGATCGACATGTTCGGCGAGTTCGTAGGCGATGTCGGCAACGTGACGTTGCCAAGGCATCAAAGGCGTGCCAAGAAGCTCGGCAATGCGAGCAACCTGACCGCCAAGAGTCGGACGGTCAGTTCTTGGCGTTGACCATCGGGGAAGACAACTCAGCGAGGAGCTGGGCGAAGTCGTCGCTTTGGCCATCGTTCCGGCTTTCCAATTCTGCGAGGGTTGCCCGCAGCTCGCGAGCCACAGCCGCAGTGGCCATGCCAGCGTCACCGTCCAGGCAGATTGCGAGGGTGATTGAAAGCCTCCCCAAAGCATCAGTCTGAGGATCAACCTCAAGACGCTTGAGTGTGGCTCGAATTGCTTTTTGCATCGGACCTTGAGCGGCCATCAGGTCAACTCCTGGTCTGTCAAGTCCCCCGCAATGACGTGGGGGGGAAGGAAAAGAT